ACTATAATGGAATGAACCTAGAGAGACCTAGACAACAGGGAACTAGACTTACTTTAAGAAACTTTTTAAACGCATCTGATTACGTATAATGAAGAAACACTATAAACCAAAAATAATTAATGTAACTAAGCTGAAATCCTACTTAGAGAGTAAGCCAAAAAATAATAAGAATGAACGACCTAAGAGACACACTACAAGTAGGATTAGCTAACGCATCAGCTATTGGATTTAGCATAACTGAATGCAATCAATATTTAACATTAATATCGTTAATTTTAGCGATACTATTTACTATATATAAATTTATTAAATTTGAAGAAGATAAATAAATGGCTCGTAAAGTTATTTCAAGCACTTCTAAGAGCGTTAGAAGAAAAAGGAAAGGTAGGCATTCAAAGCAAGACAAAAACACTTACAGAGGACAAGGTCGTTAATCTAGTTTTAATTAGAGATACTTTTACAAAAAAGTCAATAATTGGCAAGTTGCACGTAAATGGAGAAATGTTCTGTGATACTTTAGAATTGCCTTATAAAGATAATCAAAGACGTATCTCTAGTATTCCTATCGGAGAATATAATGTAAGGCTTAGATACCCTAGAGAAAGTGGTACAAGAGACTATTTACACCTATTAGTACAAGATGTTCCTAATAGAGACTATATACTATTTCACAAAGGCAATAAAGCAGAAGATTCAAGGGGTTGTATTCTAGTAGGGCAGAAACGTCAACAAGACTTTGTTAGTAATTCATCTTTGGCTATGGATTTACTTATGCAGGAAATTATATATTTGGGGGGGGAAAATATTAAATTAATAATTAAAAATAAATAAAATGAAAAATTACATTCTTACACAACTTCTTACATCTAAGAAGGTATGGTTAGGACTAGCATCTATTGTTATTCCTTTAATTGCAAATGCTTTAAATGTAGATGAAGAATCAGTATCTAAAATTTGGTGGTCATTAATCGCTATGCTAGGTGGACAATCATTCGCAGATTTTGGAAAGTCAAAGAAATAATCGTTATAGATTAAAGCCACATGAGATAGTCGCTTTACAGAAAATGAGAGAGTCTGAAAATCGTAACGTATTAGTTATAGGAGACTTGCACGAACCATTCTGTTTAGACGGCTATCTTGATTGGTGCATAGAACAATACTATGCTTATAAATGCACTGAAGTAGTCTTTATTGGAGACGTAATAGACAACCATTTTTCTAGCTACCATGAAACCTCAGCAGATGGCATGGGTGGTGCAGATGAATTAGAATTTGCTATCAAACGTATTGCAAGATGGAGAAATGCTTTTCCTAAAGCTACTGTAATCATAGGAAACCATGACAGAATTATAATGCGTAAGGCACAGACTAGCTCAATACCTAGCAAATGGATTAAGTCTTATAAAGAAGTATTAGAGACACCAGATTGGAACTTTGTGGAAAGATATGAAGTAGATAATGTACAGTATATACACGGAGAAGGTGGTACGGCTAGGACTAAATGTCGTGCAGATATGATGAATACCGTACAAGGACACCTACATACACAATGTTATACAGAGCATTATGTTGGTAAAAAGTTCAGAGTCTTTGGAACTCAGGTTGGCTGTGGAATTAATCACAAAGCATACGCAATGGCTTATGCAAAGTATGGAAAACGTCCTGCAGTTGGTTGTGCAATAGTCTTAAATAACGGAAAAACACCTCTAAATCTGTTAATGCCTTTATAATTTTAATGTTTTTTTATTTAATCTACTGGATAAGAACCATATTTTTTGTTAAAAAGTTTGTAAAAAAGAGTGTTAATTAAAATATTTGTTTTATATTTGTCATATCAAATTATTAATTAAAACAAAAACTAAAATGGCAAGAATTAAAGACATCAAACAAGCAATCGAAAACAAAGGATTCAAAACATCTTTCATCAAAGCAGAAGACACAAAACATAAAATAAGCAACTTCATTGGATTCACTTCAAACGGAAATGTTTGGTATTGGTTTTGTGAAGACACAATTACACATTCACCATATGCATTTTTTGACCACCGATACAATCAAGGTAATGGAAGTATCATCAGAACATGGAAACAAGAACAAAAAGCACTTGAGCTACTTGAATTAAACTACTAAATAGATTAACTGACGAGACCTCAATGGTCGAAACGCTGTGAAGCGTCTTAATCAAAACTAAAACTAAGATGAAAAAAACAATTAATTTTTATGAGTTCAGCAGATGGTTTCAACAGAACAGACCAGATAAATTTAGCAGAGTAGGTTTACACGGGTTATTTGATTACCTAGAGGAATACGAAGAAAGTACAGGGGAAAGCATTGAGTTTGACCCAATAGCTTTATGTTGTGAATATTCAGAATATGATAACATTGCAGAATTTCATTTAGAATATGACCACGAGGATTATCCTGATATTGATTCAATAATGGATTATACACAAGTAATAGAATTAGGCAACGGAGCATTTATAATACAACAATTTTAATAATTAAAACTAAAACTAAGATGACAAAATTTCGAGTAATAAATCGTACAACAAGACAGGAACATATCTTTAATTCTGAAGAAATAAAAAGATTTTTCAATAAGAATCTAATGTCTGATTATGCAATCAGCTCAATAAAGTATGAAGAAGCAAAAAGATATAATTTCATATCAGATATTGTAGTTGGTGTAGCTGCTGTAACTTTAATTATATGGATAACTAATATCGTACTACAATGGAATTAATGGCAACAGACTTCCATTTCTATGACAATGGTAAATTCAATACTGAAGTTAATTGGGATAGTTTAACTCAATCCTTTAGTAATGATATAAAACAGGTTAGCACTAAGATTAGGGTGTATGGTACAGAAGAACAAATTGATAAAGCACTAGATGATTATATAGAAAATACAGGTTTGAATTTAGATGAAGCTTATGACCTATGTGCAGACCCTGTTGGTTCATTTCATTACAATGCAGATTATAATGTTAGAGTAAATAAAAAGCTAAAGGAACTAAATCAATTATATTTAGAACGAAATAGCAAAGTATTAATTATAAATTTAAGATAATGTCAGAACTAATACATAAAAGAATGAATGATATTAATACATTCCAAGCACACGAAAATGAAGTTTATTTAAGAGGAACAGATGAATATGGTAATGACTTTCAAATTTGTTTTGACTCTTATAACTTTATAGAATGGATAGATGAAGAACAATTAGAATATATAAAACAACAATTAACTAAATACATAAACAAAAAATGAAAACAGAGATTTTGAAGGAAAAGTACATTAAGTACAATTTAACTAAAGATGATGTCTTTAAGCATCAGCACTACATTATTATTACACGTAGTGGCATAGATAAGATACAAGCACTTGAAAGCATACATATTGACTATGATGTTATTAATTGCGAGAAAGACTTTTGTGTAGTTAAAGCAAACGCAAGAAAAGAAGGTACTGCAATACAGACTTTTGGTTCAGCACTTAAAGGTGCAGGATTTAAAGATGGTAATACAAATACTTGGTACGTAATGGAAATGGCAGAGAAACGAGCAATGTCAAGAGCTGTACTAAAACTTACAGGTTTCTATGAACTTGGAGTATTTGGGGAAGATGAAGCAGAAGATTTTAAAAAGAGTAATAATTAAATAAATAAAAAAAATGGAAGTAAAAGGAAAATTAGTTAAGTTTCTAAACATAGAAACAGGAACAAGTAAGTCAGGAAAAGAATGGCAAAAGCAAACAGTTGTTATTGATACAGGTAATGAATTCAACAATTTAGTAGCAGTAAGTGCATTTGGTGATAAAGTTGAACGAATGAATAAATTAGAAGAAGGTACGACAGTAACTATTCTTTGTAATGTTTATTCAAGAGAATACAATGGCAAATATTATCATAATATAGATGGGTACCATTTTGTACAACAAAGTAATAAAACAGATGATAATGTTACTATGGGTACAGATTTTACAGGTACTACACCTGATGATTTACCATTTTAAGATGACAGAAGAATTAAACTTTAAAGCTATATGCGACCTTACTACTAGAGTAGTAGGGTTGCCTAGTGGCTGTTTATCTTTAAAAAATAGAGAAAGGGAATTGCAGACTGCTCGTTCAGTAGCAGGTTATATTGGATTGATTGAAGAAAATATAGACAGGAATGTAATTGCTAAAGTATTAAATAGAGATAGAACAGCTACATATCATTATGAAAGGACTCACGATAAGAACTTTAAGCATTGTAAAATATATAGAAATACTTTTACAAAAGTTTATAAGGAGTACAAAGATATTGATGGACAGAAAGATATATTTATCAATAATAGACAGATGAGAAATCACCTATTGCAAAATAAAGTGATGGAATCTAAAGATTCTGATGTCAAATTAATGGTAGAAAGTGGTAGAGCTAAATGTACTATCCATACTTCATACTTAGATTTTTCTAATCAAATAGAAAATATTAAGTTAGCAATGAATAACTATCATTTTAAAATTGATATAATATAATGGAGAAGCCAAACTATTACGCTATACTGTCAGCAGAGGTTAGATATGATATAAACCTTAAACCAAGCACAAAACTGCTGTACGCAGAGATTACTGCGTTATGCAATATGAATGGTCATTGCTTTGCTACTAATAAATATTTTGCTAATTTATATGGAAAAAGTAAGGGTGCTATTTCAGGTTGGATAAGTGAATTAGTTAAGTATGGTTATATTGAAGTAGAATATACTTATAAGGAAGGTAGTAAAGAAATTGATAATAGGTATATCAAAATTCTTAAGGGGGGTATAACAGAAAACAATAATACCCTATTAAAGAAAACTGTAAAGAGTAATACTACTAATATTAATAATACAAATAATAATAATATATCTAATAGGAAGAATGATTTTGTTTTTGAGGTTTTAACTTTTGATTATGAAGAAAGTATATTAAATGCTTTTATAGATTATTGGACTGAACCAAATAAGTCAAATACAAAAATGAAATTCGAGTTAAACAAAACTTGGAAGACAGGATTAAGATTAAAGACGTGGGTAACTAATCAAAAGAAATGGGATAAACCTAAGCCAAAGGGAACTTCCAAGTTAGATGCTCAAATTAATGAATGGCAAAAAGCAAAGAACTTAATATGAAATTAACAGATTATGAATTAGAAGATGTAAAATCTTGGGATTACCCTGACTTTTGTGATGCATTTATAAGTTATGCAGAAGATGAGAATGGTAAAGAAATGACTGAAGAACAGATACAAAAATGGACAGAAAACAATGAAGAAGAATTTTATGAAATGATATTAAATAATTTAAGATGAAACCACTAAAACAAGAGAATCTACAAGAGCTAACTGAGAAAGTCCTAGACTTAGTAGCAAAGACATCAGTAGAAATAGGACACAGAACACAAGCAGACACCTTAGCAAGTCTTAGTAAGATATTTGCACAAGACTTAATACAAGAGAAAAGATTTGGTAATATGACTTGGAATCAAGTTGTAGATGCTTTTCATCAGGGTGTTAGGTTTGGTAAAGATGAACCATTCTTAAACATCAGAACTTTTTACAAATGGTGTTATGCTCAAAAACAACTTATAGACAATGCATATTATGAAGTGCATACTTTAGGAAAGCCAAAAGGAAAGACCTTATGGTATCAAGAACCACTAAAACTTTTAAAATGAAAAAAACAAATGATGAACGAATTAAAATATTGAGAGACAATATTCCAGAATTTGATATAGCATTACATATTAATAAATCAAATGTAGAAAAATTAGAATGGCATGATGATTTTGTTGACTACATACAAGAACTAAATCCTAATTTATACAATGATGCTTGTGAATATGCAGATAATAAAAAGTTATTATGAAAACAATTAAAATTACATCAGGAGAAGTAAAAAGTCAATCAGATGCTATACTATGGCACTTGAAACAATATGGAAGTATAACGAGTTATGAAGCTATCAAAGAATATGGAGCAACTAGACTTTCAGCTATTATATTTAATCATAGGAAAGAAGGGTATGATATAAGCAGTATGCCTTTAATTAAAAAAACTAGATTTGGTAGGAATACTACAATAGCTAAATATATATATGTAGCACCACCTGCTCAATTAATACAAGAAGTTTTATGGGATTGAAAACTATAAGCAAACTAAAGAAAGAACTTGATAAGTGGTTCAGTTTATTTGTTAGACTTAGAGAAAGTAATAATGAAGGAGTTTGTCAATGCTTTACTTGTGGTAAGGTAGACCACTACAAACGTATGCAGAATGGGCATTTCCAAAGTCGTAGACATAATTCCACAAGGTGGGGAGAAATAAATTGCCAAGTACAATGTCCTGCTTGCAACGTATTTAGATACGGTGAGCAGTATAGATTTGCTCTTAATTTAGATGCTAAATATGGAGAAGGTACTGCTGAAGAATTAGAATTTAACGCAAGACAAATAACTAAATTTACTAGAGCTGATTATGAAGAAAACATAACTTATTACAAATCAGCTGTTCATAACTTAAAAAAAGAAAAAGGAATAGAATAAAAATTTTCTTACATTTGAGCAATGATTGAACCAATCTTTTCAAGCCAAGAACATAAAGCAACATTAGAAGTTTATGTAAAAATGTGTAAGGAGTTTGCAAAAGATGTAAGCAGTAAAAATAAATATTATAACTATTTAGATGTTGTATCAGTAATATTTGAATATCACAATGGTTATGGTGAAGGTGTTAAAGAAAACAACTTTTATGATTGGCTAATGGTAATACCAATTAACTTATCAGTAGCAACAAATGGGTTCTTTGCAGGACTTGAAACACAACGTAACAGAGCAGTAATTAGAGCGTATAAGGTAGTCCTTGAGGAAATGCTTCAGGAAACAGTAGACAGATTAAGTTTATTAGAAACAACAAATGAATAAGATATATCTTGAAATAGCTAAACTAACTGATAAGTTTAGGACAATGTCTTATGGATTAACAAAAGATGAAAACAAGATAAACGAAGCAGTGCAGGAGTTGATGCTCTATTTCCTTCAAATGAACCCCTCAACATTAAAGTCAATATACGATAAAGACGGAGTAGATGGGTTAACAAGATACGGAGCAGTAGCACTAAGAAGGGCATTGACAAGTAAGAGAAGTAATTTTTATTATAAGTATGAAAAGTATTACACACATATTGATAGCTTTAATAACAATGTTTCTTTGTCTAGCAATAATTTTAATTATGAAAATAATAGTATTCATTATAGGGGGTTATCAAACATACCGAATCCTGAAGAAACATTTATTTGGACAAAACTAGAACAGGTGGATAAAGAATTAGATAAGTTAAATTGGTATGATAGGGAATTATTTAAGTTATACTATTATGAAGGTAACACATTAGACTCTTTAGCTACCAAGACTAAGATAAGTAGGAATAGCTTATTTACTACAATAGATAAAGTAAGGGATATACTTAAAAAGGAATTAGATGAATAGATTTTTTGTACCAAATGAAGTATATGAAGATAGAATAGAAATCTGTAAAGGTTGTGCTTACTATTACAAGCCAACAGGTAGCTGCAAAATTTGTATGTGTTTTATGAAAATCAAGGCACGAATTGCTAATCAGAGTTGTCCACAGAAGTATTGGGAGCAGACAGTTGAGGTTATGAAAGCACCTGATGACTTACCACAAGAGATAATAGATGCTATATTAAATATGTGGGAAGACTTAAAGACAGGCAGAGCTAAGAACGTACAAGCTAAAAAATTAATGATAGAAACTTACAATACAATATACAATACAAACTATCAAACTAATACTAATTGTGGTTCTTGTATATCAACTTGCTTTGATGGTATAAAGAAACTATATAAAAAATACAGCCAATGAGTTACCTAGCACACTTAAAAAGAAATAAGATGCACTACTCAAGTAGATGGGTAGTGAAATATAATGAAGACCTAGTAAAAGAAGTAAAGCTTATATACTCTCCTGAAGAATATAGAAAGTTTACTAATGCTAGACCTTTACACACACAAGACGGACTAATTAAAATACTAGAAAATGACAAAGAAAAAAGAACTGATAAATCCTAAGATGTTAATGAGCAAAGAAGAACTAGGAATACCTGACTATTACGTTGGTAAGGTTTTCGGATATGAAGCACGTAGAGTGGTAGAAGACTTTGATTTAAGCTACAACTTGGCAACAGCAGTAAGTTATTTATTACGAAGTAAGAACAAACATAGTGATGGTGGTATACAAGATATAAGAAAAGCTATAAACCACTTACACTTTGAACTAGATAAACTACAATGACATTATATAGTTGCAAATGTGGTAACACACAAGAAATAGGTAAACAAACTATTAGATATAGAGATGGTGGGTGGAAAACAATAGAAGCGAGATGTGAATGTGGTTTATGGATGGAAAGTAAACCTGAAGAAGGATTGCCTTCAATAGTGCGTACTGAACCTACATTAAGTAAAAAACGTGATAAGTTATGGTCAAGAGCAAAAGAAAGATTATTAAATAAATAACAAAAATTTCTATTATATACTATGAAACAACAAGTTAAGATATACAAAATAAAAGGAAACCCTAATAATCCTAGAATTATTAAAAATGATAAATTCAAAAAATTGGTAAGTTCAATACAAGAGTTTCCTGAAATGCTAAAGTTAAGACCAATAGTAGTTGATGAAGATATGATGGTACTAGGTGGCAATATGAGACTTAAAGCAAGTAAGGAAGCAGGACTAAAGGAAGTATGGATAGATATTGCAGAAGGATTAACAGACGAACAAAAGAAAGAGTTTGTAGTAAAAGATAATGTTAACTTTGGTGAATGGGATTGGACTATGTTAGCTAATGAATGGGATTCAACAGAAATAAAAGATTGGGGATTAGATGTATGGCAAAATTTAGATGATAATATTAATAAAATTAACAGAGGTGATGAAAATTCTGAATGGGTAGGTATGCCTGAATTTGAAGCTGCTGAAAATAGTTTAAAAATTATCATACATTTTGAAAATGAAAAAGATAGAGAAGTATTTGCACAAGAACATAAATTAGAATTTACTAAAAAATTATCCACTGCTTGGGCAACACATTATCCTTATGAAGGAAGAAAAGATATGAATTCTTTAAAATATGAATAAGTATCCTGTATATATAGTATCTAAAGGAAGATGGGAAAATCCTATGACAGCTAATCTATTTATAAATGATAATATTGATTTTCAAATATTAGTTGAACCACAGGAATATGATAACTATTGCAAGTCATTAGGAGATAAATATGTAACAAAACTACCTTTTGCAAATTTAGGTGTAGGTAGTTATCCTGCTAGAAACTATGCTTGGGAAGATAGTATTAAGAACGGATTTGATAGGCATTGGGTATTTGATGACAATATAAGATTATTTAGGAGAGCACATAAAGGTAATAGAATTGTTTGTAATGGTAAGAAAGCCATAAAAGCTTTAGAAGAATTTACAGATAGATATGAAAATGTAGGCATAACGGGTTTTAACTATTCTACATTTGTTACACAATCTACTAAAAAACCATTTTGGCTCAATGTTCATGCGTACAGTGCAATGCTAATGAAAAATAATATGCCTTATAGATGGAGATTAAAATATAATGAAGATGTTGATTTATGTTTACAAGTATTAGATAATGGTTTATGTACTTTACTATTTAATGCTTTCTGTGTAGATAAAACATCAACAACAGCTAAAATGAAAGGTGGTAATCAAGATGAGTTATATTTAGGAAATGCTTTTGAGAAAAAGGTTTTGAAAGCAAGGTCCTTAGAAGAAATATGGCCACAATATGCAGAAACAAAAATAGTTTGGAATAGACCGCATCATTATGTAAATTGGAGAAAACACTTTAAGCATGGATTGGTAAGGAGAGAAGATATTGATTGGGAAGATATAAAAAACAAAAAAAATGACTTAAAACTAAAACAAGTTAAAGAAATAAAAAGTAAAACCTTACAAAGATTTTATAAAAATAACAAATGAAAATATTAGTAACAGGGGGAGCAGGATATGTAGGAAGTAATTTAATTAAGCATTTAAAAAAACATACTAATGCTACGATAACTTCACTAGATAATTATTTTACAGGTAAAGAAGCAAATCATATTAAGGGTGTTGAATATATACAAGATTGTAGTTGGGATATACACAAACTGCCAAAACAAGATATAGTATATCATTTTGGAGAATATTCAAGAGTAGTTCCTTCTTTTAAAGATGTCGAATATTTAATGACTAGTAACTTATGGGGAACAACCAGAGTATTAGAACAATGTAGAAAATGGAATGCAAAACTAATATATTCTGCGTCTAGTAGTAAATTTGGTAATAATGAAAACTTAAGTCCTTACTCTTGGGTAAAAGCTAAAATGGTAGAGTTGATTAAAAATTATTCAGAATGGTATAAATTAAAATATGAAGTATGTTATTTTTATAATGTTTATGGTAAGAATCATATATCAGAAGGAGACTATGCAACTGTAATAGGAATATTTGAAAAACAATATAAGGAAGGTAAAGCATTAACTGTTGTAGGCAATGGAAATCAAAGTAGACAATTTACCCATATAGATGATATAGTTAATGCCTTAGATAAAATAAGAAAGCAAGACTATAATAAAGAATGGTATTTAAGTTCAGATAAAGATTATAAGATAATTGATGTTGCTAAAATGTTTACAGATAATATAGAATTTATTCCTGAACGTAAAGGAGAAAGATATAATGCTGTAACTATTCCTAATGATACCAAAAAAATATTGAATTGGGAGATAAAAAATGACTTAAAAACATATATTAATGGAACAAAATAGAACACAAATAGCAAAAAAGCAAATGTTAAAAGCACTAGAGAAAAGTCTAGGGGTTGTAACTACTGCTTTAAAGACAACAGATTTATCAAGAACTAATTTCTATAAATGGCTAAAAGAAGATGAAGAATTTGCTAACAAAGTAAATGATATAGAAAATATTTCAAAGGATTTTATAAAATCAAAATACTATGATTGTGTTAATGACAAGGTCCCATCAGTTGTAATACACGCAGCTAAAACAAAACTAGGTTGGAACGAAACTAATAATATTGATATAACATCAGGCAATAAACCTATTAATATGCCTGTAATAACATTTGTAGAAACTGATACTGAATAAGAAATATAATGCTTTATTTAATTCTGATGCTAGATACTTTATAATAACAGGAGGTAGAGGTTCAGGAAAATCTTTTGCTGTTACAGTATTCCTAACTTTGCTTACAATGACTAAAGGTATTAGGATTCTATTCACAAGATTTACAATGGTATCTGCACACCTATCTATTATACCAGAGTTCTTAGAGAAAATAACATTATTAGGATTTGAAGAAGTATTTAGTATAAATAAAGCAGAGGTATTAAATACAAGTAATCAATCAGACATACTATTTAGAGGTATAAAGACATCATCAGGGAATCAAACTGCAAGACTAAAATCATTACAAGGTATAAGTACTTGGGTGCTTGATGAAGCAGAAGAACTTATCAATGAAGATATATTTGATACAATAGACCTAAGTATTAGAGAAAAAGGAGTACAAAATAGAGTTATACTTATATTAAATCCAACAACTAAAGAGCATTGGATATATAATAGGTTCTTTCAAGACAAAGGTGTAGAAGCTGGTTTTAACGGTATTAAAGACGATGTTTGTTATATTCATAGTACATATCAAGATAACAAAGAAAACCTCTCAGAAAGCTTCCTAGAGCGTATAGAGCACCTAATGCATACTAATTTTAAAAAGTACAAACATAAAATACTTGGTGGTTGGTTAGACAAGGCAGAAGGAGTTGTATTTGATAATTGGGTATTTGGAGACTTTAATCCTAATAATTTACAGACATCTTGTGGAATGGACTTTGGTTTCAGTATAGACCCTGATAGTCTTACAGAAGTAGCTATTGATAAAAAACATAAGAAGATATATGTAAAAGAACATATCTATAAGAATGGTTATAAATCACACGAACTAGCTAAAATAGTTTTAGATAAAGTGGAAAATAAACTAATTATAGCAGATAGTGCAGAGCCAAGATTAATTGAAGACCTAAGGCATTTAGGAGTAAACATTAAACCTGTAAAGAAAGGTACTGTTGAAAGTGGGATAACTCGTATGCAAGACTATCAATTAATAGTTTCACCTGAATCTTCTAATATAGCTAAAGAATTAAATAATTATGTCTATGCAGATAAAGGTAGTAAGTTATATGTCGATAGCTACAATCACGCAATAGATGGTATTAGGTATAATGTAATCTACCATTTAGACAATCCTAATGCAGGTAAATATTACGTTCAATAAAAAAAGGGCAGCATAAAGCATACCCTAATTATTAACTAAAACTTGGCAAATATAACATTTTAAACTAAATATCAACAATTTCTATTATATATATATATGAAGATAAACATTAAGAAGAAGGGAAAAGTAAAAGAGTTCAAGTTAATTAACAAGTGGGAAGACGTAACATTAGAAAAGTGGATAAAACTTGTTGATTATCATAAACTTAGTAAAAGTGAAGAAGCTTTAGAAACTATAAAAGCATTATCTAATATTCCTAAGAAGCTAATAAAGGAATTAGAATTAAATGATATAGCTATTATAATGCGTAAAATTTCTGAGCTACAAAAGAATCAAAATAGTTCTTTAAAAAGGATAATTGAAATAGATGGTAAGAGATATGGGTTTCATCCTAATTTAGACTCTATCACGTTAGGAGAATGGGCTGACTTAGAGACTATGATTAAAATGGATATAGAGAAACAATTACCTGAAATAATGGCTATACTGTATAGACCGATAGTAGAGGAAAAGAATGACATCTATACAATTAAAGCGTATGATGGAGATATAAGAATACGAGCCGAACAGATGAAGCAGATGTCAGCTGAACAAGTGCAAAGTGCATTGGTTTTTTTTTACACTTTCGCCAACGAATCATTGCAGACTTTGCAATCATTTTTGACGGAACGGCTGAAGGAAATGAAGACGCAATAGCAACAGAATCCTTTGCTGATAAGTGGGGGTACTTTGGAATATTTTATAGATTGTGTAATGCAGATATTTCAAAACTAGAACAAATAACAAAGCTTAACCTATTAGAAGCATTTACTTGGTTAAGTTATGAAACAGACTTAGAGTCGCAAAATAAAGTAAAATATGGCAGTAAGCAATAAGACATACAATAACGTAATAAACACTCTATGTAGATTAGGAGAGTATCATAATCAAATATCTACTGTATCAGTTGGAGACATCTATGATATTAACTTAGAGAAGATGGAGAAGTTTCCTTTATTACACATTAATCCTTTAAACGTATCAACAGGAGATAGTGAGTTAGTATATAACTTTCAAATCTTTATTATGGATATGGTAAGCGAAAAGAAAGATTGGAAGACTGAACAACAAAAATTGCTTACTAAATTAGTAAACACTAAGAACAATGAGCAAGAAGTATGGAATCAGACTTTAGAAATAGCTACTGACTTTATAGGTATGTTAAGACATAGTTCAAGGCAATCACTTGAAGGGGTTAATGATATTAATGCACCAATATACTTTACACAAGACCAATTCACAATAGAACCATTTCAAGAAAGATTTGATAATCTCTGTTGTGGTTGGGTTTTTCAGATAGGTGTTAAAGTAATGAATGACTTTCAGACTTGTGATATACCTGTATTAAATCAAGGTGCAGGTTACTAATGTTTAAATTTAAGATATGGAAAATAGAGATACAATTAATACCACCAAAAATAAAAATAAGACTATGAACTATGATGATGTATTAGAAAAGCTAGAAGATATAAGTATTAACTTAGAAAGTTATAGTGACTATCCTGCTTCAGCTAGTAACAATGCTAAGAAAGCAATTAAGTATAAGGAAGAAAATGGTAGTAGTTGTGGTACTAGGGTAGGTTGGACAAGAGCAAGACAATTAGCAGATAAGAAAAAGATAAGTAGAGATACAATAGCACGTATGGCTTCATTTAAAAGACATCAACAACATAAAAATGTACCTTACTCAGAAGGGTGTGGTGGTTTAATGTGGGATGCTTGGGGTGGTGCTTCAGGTATAAATTGGGCAATTAATAAATTAAAACAAATAGATAAAAAATAAAATTATGGCAGATTTAGTAACAACATTATCAGAATCAGTAACCTTGAATGGTTCACTAAGAGGTTCTACAAACTCAGTAACTACAACAGGAATCAATGATGTATTTGAAAGAATAGTATTATGTACACAAGGACAACAGACAACAGTATGTTCTTTTGCAGCAAGTCCTTATACTTCAGTAGGTGCTATTGATGTAGATAGAACAAAGTATTTTAGAATAACTAATTTAAGTACAACAGAGAATATAGAAGTAGCTTTTGTTGGTACATCAAATTTATATACTGTATTAGTAACTCCAGGCAATTCTCACGTTTTAAGTAAAGCTGAAGCAGTCCTTATAGGAGAAACAGGTACAACACCATCATTTCCTACTTTAGAAAATCTTTCTAAGGTAACAGTAGAAACTGCAAGTACAACAGATGCTAGAGTAGAAGTATTTGTAGGTTTAGAGTAATGAAGACTGACAATATAGAAAAGTATTTAAACAGCTTTGGTAAGCAAGTAGTCAATAGAGCTAAGGGTAATCTACAAAAAGCAGGTAAAGGTGGAAACTTAGAAAACTCTATAACTTTCAAAGTAATTACTGATGCTGATGGTTTCTCAGTACAATTCTATATGAATAGCTATGGTACATTTGTAGACAAAGGTGTATCAGGTAATAAACAAAAAAGAACTTTTAAAGACTACAAAGGTCAAACAATATCAAGTCCTTATAAATATACTAATAAACAACCACCTCCAGGAATATTAGCTAAATGGATAAAGAAGAAAGGAATTAAAGGTAGAGATAAAAAAACAGGAAGATTTATTAGCAATATGTCTTTAGCTTTTATAATGGGTAGAGCAATTAAAAGAGATGGAATACAAGGTATAAGTTTCTTTCAAAAACCTTTAGGATTAGGTTTAAAACAATTTGGTAAAGACTTATTAGGTAATTTAAAAGAAGATATAATAGAAGGATTAACAACAATAAAATAATGGCAGCATCAATAATAGAACAACATCCAAAATTTAATACACTACCAGCAGGACAAGATATTATTTTCGTAGTATCTAATAATACAGCAGTAGCAAATGAAACTAAAGTAAAATTTGGTGTAGAGGTACACATAAGTAATACAACACCACCAAACGTATCAACTGCTAATGACCTTATAGGTGTATTCAAAGCAACCCCTAACAATGCAGGTGTAGGTATATTTGATTTAAGAAATATAGTAGAGAATTATGTTAAACCTGACAATATGGGTGCTTTAGGGAGTCAATATAAAACAACAACTACAACAGTAGATGACAGACATCCATTGCATATTATAGATTCTTTTAGTTTAAGCAATAATTCATTTAGATATATGGTTTTACAATTCTTTGTAGAGTATTTAAACACAACAACTAACGTAGTAGAAAGAGCAGCAGGTACATCAGTAAATTCAGACTTATATCAAATATTCAACGGCTACTTAAAATATTCAGATGAATTAGAAATGTCTAGTAGTACATCAGCTAACTTTGGTTTTGATATGCAACCATTTAGACCTAAAAGTACACAAGGTAAATTCTTGACTAATGCTCCTGCAACTTTATATTCTAATATTAATGACTATGGTACTTTATCATTTTTAGCTGATAGCGTTTTAGCAGATGAAATAACAAGTGTAAGATTTGAATATTTTGCATCAGATGGAACTTTATTAGGAGGAGAATCAGTAGATAAGACAGTAGCTAATGGTGCTTATGCTAGTTGGTCAGCAAGTGCAGAGAATCTATTAGTACACGTTGGGTGTTATCCCGGCAACTTACAGAATTGGTCTACTACTTTTAAAGGACTAATAACAGCAGGTACAATACAAGGTGGGTATTATACAGTTAAACTAGCAGGAGTAGGACCTAAGACACAAGATTACACTATAAACTTAAATTGTCCTAATTTAAAAGGATATGAAAGTGTTAGACTCTGTTGGTTAAATCAATGGGGTGTATGGGATTACTACACATTCACTCAGAAATCTATAAGAAGCACAACAACAAAAGGTTCTACATATAATCAACTAGAAGGAACTTGGAATCAAAGTAAATACAGGATAGACAGTTTTAAAGGTGGTAAGAAAGCTTTTAGAGTAAATGCCACAGAAAAGATAACAATGAATACAGAATTTGTTACTGAAGCAGATACAGTAGTCTTTGAGGAGCTTATAAATAGTCCTGAAGTATATCTATTAGAAGGTTATAGAGTAGAGATTACAAACGCAGCTTTAAATCAATATGTAACACCTGTAAGACTTACAACATCTAGCTTTACAAGAAAGACAATAGCTAATGACAAACTAATGCAGTACACTTTTGAAGTAGAAAAGAGTAAAACACTAAGAACACAATCAGTCTAATGAGCATACAACTTATAATATATCCTCAATTTTATGATGGTACTAATCCAATAAGTGCTAACTTCACTCAATTTGTTGTAGATGGAATTAACTTTAATACAGTTAATACTTCTAATTCACAAGTAAATGTTACAGGTAATTTAGTACCGACAGCTATAAATACTGTATCTCCTATGACATTAAACACTTGGTATAGATTTAGTCCAAATGCAAATTTTGTTTCAGAATCTTCAGGAGATTTAGGAATGGTATTAGGTGTAGGTATAATGCAGAAATTATCAAATCTGATTGTGGGTGTAACTTATGATATAATTTTAGACGCATCAGTTAACGCATCAGGTATAAATTTTTATCAATATAATGGTAACCTAATACAAAGCACATCAGTATTGATAGGAACAGGTTTACAATCTGTATCTTTTACTGCTTCTTCTACTGATGATATAATTGCAATACAATCAATAGGCGTATCACAAATATCAAGTATATCAGTACAGCAGTCTGTACAATCTCCTAGTGGTGCTATACAATTATTAGGAAATGGACAACTAATAGTAGACCTTTATGAAGATGAAGATATACCATTGACTTTAAGTGTTGACGAATTTAAAAATGTAGCTGAACAAGTACAGTCTTATTCTAAAGCATTTAACTTACCAGCAACTAAAAGAAATAATCAAATTTTCGATAACATATTTGAAGTAACAAGAAACACTAATAGCTTTGTATTTAATCCTTATGTTAAAACTCAATGTGAATTAAAGCAAGATGGTTTTATTTTATTTCAAGGATATTTAAGACTTATAGACATACAAGATAAATTAGGAGAAATAAGCTATAATGTAAATCTATATTCTGAAGCTATTGCATTAGCTGACTTATTAGAAAACAAAACTTTTAATGATATAGATTTTACAGAAATTGTACACGCATATAATAAGACTAATATTAAAGCTAGTTGGAGTACAGGGGTAACATACACAAATCCAAGTACATCAGGTTTTAGAACTATTGATACAGTTAAATATCCTTTTGTAGATTGGAATCATCAAATACTAATTGCAAATGGCGCTTTTAATAATGCAACCCCTGACAATCCTGAATTAACTTCATTAGAACAAGCATTCAGACCTTTTTTAAATATAAAGTATTTAATAGATAGAATATTTGATGCAACACCATTTAGCTTTACAAGTGATTTTTTTGATACTGCTGATTTTAAAAAGTTATATATGGACTTTAACTTTGGAGGTAATGAAATACCTGTTTCATTAAATGAATATGCTGGAACTTGGAATTATGGACCTTTAGTTGCTTCTAATATTGGCAATGGTTCGTTTAAAGAATTAAGATTAATACCTTTTGGAGTAACAGGTGGACAACCATCATCAACAGTTCCACCTAATTATGATACATTAACATATATTATAACAGCTACAACTGACAATGAATATTATGATATAAATTATACATATAGACTTAAAAATACAGCAGGTACACCTTCATCAGTTAGTTGTAGATGGTTACATACAACAGCAGGGGGTGTAACAATACCTATTAATTTACAGACAATAGCAATTTCATCAAATGCTACATACACAGGCAACTTACAAGTAACTTTAAATACAGGAGATACTTTGTCAGCTCAATTTAATGCAAGTGCTATAATTGAGCAAAATGAAATTGTTTCTAGTTCAGCAGTTTTTACAGTATCTAATATTTCAGTTAATACTGCAACTTTAAATACATTAAGAGGAGAAGTAGGACAATGGGAATTTTTAAAAGGTATAATGACTATGTTTAATTTAGTTTCTATTCCTGATAAGGATAATATAAACAATATCATCATAGAACCTTATAATGAAGTATTTTTAAATAATAGTGATAGTGAACAATTAGATTGGACAGAAAAAATAGATGTTTCAGAAATGAAACTTATACCTTTAACTGATTTAAACAAGAATACTATTTTTAAATTTGTAGAAGATGATGAAGACTATGCTTTTAATGTTTATAGAAATTCTTTATCAGGTTTTTTATATGGTAGTAAAAGATATGATGCATCAGCATTTACAATATTAGATGGAACAAAAGAAATTATAGCAGAACCTTTTGCAGCAACTGTACCTAAACCTTTAATGTCTCAGTTTTATGATTTTATAACTCCATCTATATATTCTTATAATGCAGATGATGGTACTTCTGATGGCTTTAATAATAGTCCTAGAATAATGTTTAACAATGGAATTAAATCAGCTTCAGCAGGAACTTTTACAAGTTGTACCTATTACATACCTTCACAGAATGGAGTATCTTCTGAAAATGCAACTGAATTTTTACAATTTAGTCATTTAACAGATGTACCAACTATAACAAGTACACCTCCTTTAGTAACAGACACTAAAGATTTTCATTTTGGAGAATGTCAGCTTGTGCAACCTATTGGTAATGCTACTACTAATAATCTATTTAATACTTATTGGCTACCTTATTTCAACGAGTTATATAATCCTGATACAAGAACTATGACTTTAAAAGTAAACTTAAAAGCTGGAGATATAAACACTTTTAAATTTTATGATACTGTAATTATTAAAAATAGAGAATTTAGAGTAAACAAAATAGACTACAAACCAAACGACTTAGCAACAGTTGAATTTATACTTATACCATAATGACAAGAACACTAATTCCTTTTATTTCTGATTATCCTGTAAAACCTAATTCAATTAATGGAATAGGTATAGTTACGTTTACTGATGGTACTAATGATATAACTCCTAACCAACAGCAATGTGAAGCGTATGGCTATACTTATGATATAGCAACAGGAACTTGTAAAGCTTATACATACAATAATAATTTAGGGAGAAATCTATTTAATGAAAATAACAATGTACAAGGTTCAAGAAATGTAACAGAAACAGGTACTAATAATACCTACATAATGGGAGAAAGTAATAAAGTAAAAGGTTTGTCAAGAAACAACATTATAGTAGGAAGTAATAATGAAATAGCTAATGGTGTTAATAATTCTAGTGTCTATGGTACTAAAGGAGAGGTTACAGCGACTAATTCAATAGTTTTAGGAGGTAATGCTCCAACAGACAATTTAGCTGAGAGACAGAGTATTCAATTAATGTATGGAGTACAGACAACAGCAGGAAGTACAGTAGATTCATACTTAAATAACATTACAGATAACTATTTTACTATTCCTGAGAATACTGCTATGTATTTTCACGCAGATGTTTTAGCAGTAAGAGTAGGTGGCACAGGAACAGGTAATGCTGGAGACTTTTTAAGTTGGGTAGAAAGAGGAGTAGTTATTAATAAGTCAGGAACATTAAGCATAGAAAGAGAAAGAGATACTATTAAGGGTTCAGGTAATCATACAAATTGGAGACCAACAGCTACATTTAATGGTACTGATTTTATAATAGAAGTAAGAGGAGCAACAGATACAACAATAGAATGGGCAAGTAATATAACATTTACACAAATTAAAACAGGAGTAGCACTTTAAAAATAAAGATATGGCAGATAAGGAAGTATTAGAGATGGAAATCAAAAGTAACACTAAATCTGTTACTAAAGATGTTAAAAATTTAGATAAAGCTACTGATAAAGCTTCAGGTGGGTTTAAAGGAATGGGTACTGCTATAAAAGGAGTAGGTACTGCATTAAAAGCAGCAGGTATTGGATTAGTAGTAGCACTTTTAGCTAAGCTTGGAGAAGTCTTTATGAAGAATCAAAAAGTAGTTGATGCTTTTAACACAACTATGGTTGCATTAGAGATAGCATTTAATGATTTATTTAGTTTTATATCTGATAACGTAGGAGTAATAACAGGGTTTTTTAAAGACTTATTTGAAAATCCTAAAGAAAAAATTATAGAATTAGGAAATGCTATTAAAGAAGGTCTTGTAGATAGATTTAATCAAGCATTGGAAGTATTTGGATTAGTAGCTAAATCATTTGGACAATTAATCAAAGGAGAATTTAGTGCAGCATTTGATACTATAAAAGAAGCTGGTAAACAAACTGTTGATGTATTTACAGGTGTTGATAATAGTTATGAAGAAGTAGCAAAAACTATAACAGACTATACTAAAAAAACAATAAAACAAGCTAAAGCAATAGTTGCAACGACTAAAGCAGCAGAATTAGCAGCAGTAAAATTTGCTAAATTAAATGCTCAGTATTTAAAAGACGCAGAGATACAAAGACAAATAAGAGATGATGAAACTAAAACTTTTGAAGAAAGAATAGAAGCCAATCAGAAGTTAGATAAAATATTAGCAGAGCAACAAAAAGCACAGAAAGCACAAATACAATTACAGATTGATGCAGCACAAGCTCAATACAATTTAAATGCAAGTCAAGAAAATTTAATAGCATTACAACAAGAAGAAGTTGCTATGTTAGAGCTTGAAGAAACTATAACAGGACAACTATCTGAGCAAAAGACTAATCAGGTAGCATTAGAAAAAGAATTACTAGAAACTCAAAACGAATTAAGAGTTGCAGGACTTTCAGGAATAGAAAGAGAATTAGAAGAATTACAAAACTCTTATGATTTAAAGCTAGAAATGGCACGAAAAGCAGGAGTTGATTCTACTGAAATTACGAAACAATTTGAAGATGAAAAACAAGCTATAATAAAAGCAGCTGCAGATGAAGAAGAAGCACAAGCTAAAAAAGTAGCTGATGAAAAAATAGCATTAGAAGAAGCAGTTAAAAATGCTAAATTAAATATAGCAGGACAAACTTTAGGTTTGATAGGAGAAATTGCAGGAGAAGGAACTAAGGTAGCAAAAGCAGCAGCAGTAGCACAAGCAACAATATCAGGTGTACAAGGTGTACAAAATGCCTTTACGACTGCATCAGCGTCTCCAATAACATCAGTATTTCCAGCTTATCCATTTATTCAGGCAGGATTAGCAGGTGCTTTTTCAGCAATGCAAATACAAAAAATAATGAGTGGAGGTAAAGCTGATAGTAGTGGTGGTGGAGGTGGAGGTATGGAAGCTCAAACTCCTGCTCCTCAAATGATGTCAGGAGCATTTCAATTAGGTGGTGGAATGGAACCTGAACCAACTAGAGCATACGTAGTTACAGATGAAATGACTAATAGTCAAAACCAATTAGCTAATATAAGACGTAGAGCTACAATTTAAAAATCAAATATTTTAATTAAAAATCCATTATATATTATGAAAGCAACTAAAATAGTAGAACTAATTATTCAAGACGATAATCAAGAATTAGCTATTGATGCTATAAGTTTGGTTACGAGTCCTGCAATAGAACAAGACTTTGTATTTTTTGGTAAAGAGAAAAACAACTTGACATTTGCAAAGGTAGATAAAGAAAAACGTATGTTAATTTCACCTGCTTTAATTCCTAACAAGCAAATATTTAGACACGACCCAAATACAGACTCAGATTACTATGTTTATTTTAGTCCTGATACGGTAAGAAAAGCTAGTGAACTTTATTTAAAACATAACAATCATCACAAAGCTACGTATCAACATCAAGATAGAGTTTCAGGAGTTCTAACTATTGAGTCTTGGATTAAGGAAGGTGATATGGATAAGTCTAAGATGTATGGTTATGACCTTCCTAACGGCACTTGGTTCGTCAAAATGAAGATAGAGAACGAAGAACTTTGGCAAAAGATAAAAGCAGGGGAGCTTAAGGGTTTAAGTATAGAAGGTTATTTTACAGATAAATTTGAATCTATGCAAAAACAAAAGCCAACAGACCAACAAATACTAGAAGCATTGAATGAAATAATTAACGAAAATCAAATAAAGTCAAAATAAATCTATTATATTAAAAAAGAAACTATGGACATTAAAGAACAAATATTAGTAGCACTTGGTTTAAACAAAACTGAAGAACCAATTACATTAGAGTGGCAAGCGAAGTCAGAAGACGGAACTATTTTCGTTTCAACTGCAGAGGAGTTAGAAGCAGGAGTAGATATTTCTGTACTCACAGAGGACGGAACGACTATCCTTTTACCTATCGGTACTTACAAGACTGCTGAAGGGGTTAGCTTTAGAGTTGAGGAAGAAGGTGTAGTAGCAGAAGTTATGGAGTCTGAGACTGAAGAAGAAGTAGAAGCTACTAAAGAAAAAGAAGAAATGGCTGAAAAAGAAGAAGAAGAATATGCAGAAGTAGGAGATTGGGAAGGTATGGAGAAAAGAATACAGAACCTAGAAGACGCAGTAGCAAGACTAAAAGAAGATAAAGATGGGGGAGATGATGAGGTTGAAGAATTAGCTGAAGAAGTAGAAGAACCATCTACTAATCCTAAATCTATCAAAACAACTGAAGTAGTTGAATTTTCAGCAGAAGAAGAATTAGAAAATTTAAAATCTGAAAATGAAAAACTAAAAACTGAATTAGCAAAATTACCTGCTGATTCACCAATTAATACAAATAAATTTAGCTCAGAAAAGACAAATGTTGTAAAACAAGATTTAAGCAAAATGTCAAGACGAGAAAGATTTTTACATAACTTACACAATTAATAATTAAAAAATAAATAAAAATGGCATTATCAACAAACAGCAATTATGCTGGAAAGGCAGCAGGATTTTACATCTCAGCAGCTTTAAAACAATCAAATTCTATGGAGTTTTTGACTATGATAGAAAATATCAAGTACAAAAGTAACATACAGAGAATGGCAGCATCAGCAATGATTCAAGATGCAACGTGTAACTTTCATGAAGGAGGAACATTAGCATTGAGCGAACAAATTCTTACGCCTAAGAATCTACAAATCAATACGGATATTTGCAAGAGCACGCTTTTGGATTCGTGGGAAGCGTTACAAATGAGAGCAGGAGCAGGCGCACCACCTCCAGCATCTTTTGATGACTATGTAATTTCTTACTTAGGTGAGATTATTGCAGATGGTACAGAAACTTCTATATGGTCAGGAGCTGATGGAACAGCAGGACAATTTGAAGGATTCTTAACAGCTACAACAGGAGCATTTGCAGTAGATGGAAATGTAGTAGCAGTAGCAAACGCAGGTGGAGCAGGAACAGCTTATACAGCAGCTAATATTATAGCTAATTTAGGTGCAGCAGTAGCAGCAATTCCAACAGCAGTATATGCTAAAGAAGATTTATACTTATACGTAAGTCCTAAGTCTTGGAGATTATATATGACTGCAATATCAGCTTTAACTAACTTCCCTTTTGCAAATATGTCAGAAGATTACACTAAAATCTTTGAAGGAGTTAGATTAGCAGTTTGTCAAGGAATGGCAGATGACCAAATCGTAGCAGCACAAAAATCAAACTTATTCTTCGGCACTGACTTAGTTTCGGATGCTACAAGAATTAATATGATGGACATGGCTAACTTAGACGGAAGTGACAATATTAGAGTAGTAGCAAGATACTCAGGTGGTGTACAAGTAGGAGTTGGAGCTGACGTTGTATTGGTATCGTAATAACACAAATAACGGGAGAGTGTAAAAGCTCTCCCTTAACTTAAAAATAATAAAAAATGGCTTGTACAGCAATTACAAAAGGAAGAGGACTTGACTGCAATAGAATTAGTGGAGGTGTAAAGTACATCTATTTTTCAGTATATGATGAAGCTATAACATACGCTTATGATGGCACAAATCCATTGGAAATAGATATTATTGATTTTAATAATACTTCTATATATAGATATGCAATGCCTTTAGGTGTTTCTTCTGTAACAGATACTATTGTAGGTTCTAGAGAAAACGGAACATACTATCAAACACCTTCAGTTAATATTATATTAAATAAACTCTCAAAAGAGGACCAAAATCAAATTAAATTATTAGCACAGAGTAGAGTTAGAATTTTTGCACAATTAAATCAGCAATTAGCAGGTGGAAATGACGTTATTATAGCTTTAGGTATGTCAAACGGATTAGAACTTAATGCAGGTACTATGGATAGTGGTGCAGCATTTGGAGATAGAAATGGTTACACTTTAACATTTGACGGAATGGAGCCAATTCCATTTGCAATGTTAGAAAACTATGGAACAGAGCCATTTGATAATGCAGGATTTACACAATTAACATCAATCGTAACATCTTAATTAGTAGTTTTCATATATTTCTTAGAGGAGAGTAGCTTAATTGTTACTCTTTTCTTTTTTAAAGCAAATAAATTCATTTAATTTCTATTATATAGTATGATACAAGCGATAACAGAGACTAATCTAGCAACTTTCTTACAAACTGAAGATAATCGTATCAATACTTTAGTAGCTTCATCACAGATAAGACATTTAGTAAAGTTTACTAATGATATGGATAAGTCAGTTCAATATGCTTACGGAACTACTGAGACTATATTTCCAAGATATACAGAATTTACTTTTACATACAATGCAATTCCTTATGAATATTCAGGTAGAATCAACTTTTTACCTGCAGGATATTGGAAATATGAAGTTTACGAAGTTAGTTGGGTAGGTACAGTAGTAATAGATGAAGACAATGCTCCTGCAACGGAGAATGATGTTTTAAGCCCTCCTGCTGACACTAAAGGCATAGTGCAAGGGTTAGTTACCAAAGGCAAGATGTATGTAGCAGAGAAAGACGGAACACAACAAGTACAATACAATGAATATGAGCCAAGCTCATCAACAAATTATATATATTACGGACAATAAAAAACTAAAAAATGACAATAAAAAGCGTACAACAACTCTTAACAGAGCAATTAGGCAAAAAAAAATGTGATGTTATAGGTACAACAGCAATGACAGGTAAAGATTATTATGCAATATATTTCCCTGTGGAAAGTGTAGTAGCAGATATTACTGCAACTAACGTACAAGCAGTTACAGGTTCATCAGCAACTAGATTACAAACTACTTATGCAGCAGGTACTACATTATTTCTTGCAGTAACTGATATACAATTAACAAGTGGCATTGCTATTTGTTACTATGACGCTATTTCATAATGAGATTAGCACTAGGAATGTCTTTACCTTCTAGTAATAAAGGAGGATTAACCCCTGTACAAAAGCAGGTTAGTGACTTTAAAGCAAGAGTTATTGCTGATGGTGGAGTATTTGAGGCTAAGGCTTGTTTAGAAGCACAATTAACAACTTTAAATAATATAGAATGAGTTTA